TAGAGCGACGCCGTCACCTGGGCAACCAGTGCTGCCGAGGTATTGCCGACGCCGTTATGCACATAGCAGTTCACAAGCGCGACCGGCTGCGTTGGATCGGTCAGATAGGGCTCCACGACGGACGCGAATACCGGACGCTCGATCACGTTGCCGTTGGCGTCCAGCACGGCGGCCAGGCTTATCCCATAGTACAGTGCCGGTACGGTCCCGCGAGGCAATGAGGCAATGAAGGCATTGAACCGCAATTGCTGCTGGGCTGGCGTTTCGGTGTCCTGTCCGCTCACAAAGGGCGCAAGATTGATGGCCGACACGAAACCCGCAGGAGATGGCGTCATCGTGAACGGGCAATTGGCGACGAGGTTGGTTGCCGCCCCGGTCGCCGTCGCGGCGACAGCAATCGAAGCCGTGCTGGTTCCAGCCGGAACGATGACCGCAGCAATTGCCGCATACTGATTTGCGCTGACGGCAGTCGAAAATAACGTTCCGGCCGCAATGGATATTGGCGTCGTCTGTGGGGCAATCGTCAACTGGATCGAGCCCGTGGCTGCGGTAGCCGCCAGTGGCGCGAACGAGAACGACTGGTACACCGACACCGGAATCGCCTCGCGCAGACCATTGAACATCTGTTGATACAGTTGATCGATCTCTGCGGCTGGCGCTTCGACCAGTGTTCTGGCAACTGCGCCGACATTAAAATCGGTCAGCTTGGTCTGCGTGACTTTCATCCGGTTGATCATCGACGCGACGATCGAAACGAAATTCTTGATCTGAAAAGCCAAACCGATCCTCTAATACGTCGTGCCGGTCGAAGACGTCGAGCCTTGAATCGTGACGGCGTCGACGGCAACGCAGATCGCATTACCGATCGCTGTGCCGGTAGAACTGGCGACACTGGAAATGCGCGGATCGGCCGATACGGTCGATTTGGCGTAATCGGCGGCCAGCAATACATCGGTCGCATCGTTCTTGCCGCCCACAACCAGGCGCACCAAGCTGCCGTAGCTGGTGTGATAGAGCAGCTCGCCCTGGTCGGTATCCAGCGCATTGGTCAATGCCTGATTCAGATTATCCAGACCGCTGACGACGGCGAAGTCGCCATGCTCAAAAGAGAATCCACCATTCGTGAGCAGGATGTCCTGTCCGAACACCGCATCGGGATCGTTGGTAGCGGCACCCGGCGTTGCCGCCGGGACGGTAATCAAACCGCCGGTGAGGAAGACGCCGGGCGTGACCTTAGTGGGATCGTCCGTCAGGTAGGGATAGCGCATGTCGTTCAAGACAATCAGCTCGGCCCAGCGACCGGCATCGCCCAGCTCGCGTGCGGCGATCTTCGGCAGCGTATCGCCGTGCTGTGTCTGCACGAAGCGATAGCCGTTTAACGGGCGGTCAAACGGCGTCGTCATCGCACGGAGACTCCTGCGGCGATGTTCGCTGCGGCCACGCCGAGTGTGGTGATCGACATCGGCGCCAGAACCGGATCGGAACTGTTGACCAGGGCGAGGGATTGCTGGGCAGACGGCGTGATCGTAACAGTGGGGACTGGAACGGTCGGCGCAGGAACCGCTGGAGCGGAAGACACTGGCGCGGGCGCGTTTTGCGGGGTGCCTGCGACCGCATAAAACGGATTGGTGTCGGCGTATGCACTGACAGGACTGCCGCCATTAGTCGAGCTACAGTTCGACGCACCGTATAACGGCGTATAGTCCGGGTAAGTTTGCTGCGCACTGACGACGTTACCTAGCAGACAAAGGATGTTCGAGAACTCGGATGCCATCGACATCGCGGCAGCCATCTGCGCGGTCGTATTGGCTGGAATCGCGGCAATTGTTGCGAACATGGTCGTACCAGCTTGCGCCATCGCCTGCGCGGAACCGACAAGGCTTTGCGGGACGGCTTCAGCGGCTTGAATCAGGTTGCTGACCGACTGGAATATGCTGGTCGCGGTCTGCATGAATGACGTGACCTGACCGACAACACCATTGACGAAATTAACCGCATTGCGCGCACCAGCGATCAGACGCTGAATCGATTGCAGCATGCTGGTCAACCCATTTGCCGACTGGCTCGGTGGGGCCGTATAGCTGCCGCTGTTCAAGACCAGCATCGCAATGCTGAATTGCATCAGGAGTGGTCTAGACTTCGAGCGTCGCAACGTGAAACTCATTGGTTGCACTAAATCCACGGTGGAGTCGAGCGCATCGACAAAGCGCAACTCGACACCACGCGGGTCGAGACCGGCTTTAACTGCCACAGTACGTTTTGCGTGCCAGTTGGTAAATACCTGATTTTTGAGGGTCGTGAATTGCGCCATGCCGTCGCCTTGGGCATTACCGCGCCAACCTGTCGTGCCGCTGATATTGATCGAGGCAATACCGGGGCCGAAGTCATCAGACCAAGCGCCACCCAAAGTTTGCTGCACGGTTGCGCGCGAAACGTCGGTGCGGGTCAACTCCTCGGGCCGGATGATCATTGTGAATTTGACCGGCGTGACCGTGGATTGCGTCATCTCGGTCAGGACAAAACTGATTGGGCGATCCCCTGCTTTCTGGCTGCTGGGTGGCTGCAGGCCGAACGACGAGACAGCAGACGCGGCGCTCGATAGCGTTGAAGCGAGGGACGAGAGGGACATAGCCCGATTTTGTCGTCACGACACTAAGATGCACCGAGGGAGCATTTGTAGCAGTACGTCTATCACAGCCCTTACATTAGGTTCTGGACGCCTACTCGGTTGAACCGATCGTTTAACCACGCACAGCCACAAATGGTTAGAAAGAACCACAATCAGATCACTGATTGAGATTGTCGCAGTAAAGACAAATGGCTAACATAGCTGAAAATTTTATTTTCCAGACAACAGTACGCTCTCAAGCTCTGTATTTGGATCGCCCGAATTTATCCAATATATCGCCCCAAGGGGCAATTCATCAGAGCATTGCCCAAATCTTATTCACAGAAACATTCACGGACATACTATGACTCTACTCCGCAATGGCACTTACCCAAATCCTGTCGGTGTAAACTTGCCTGCGCCCCCGGTCGCTGCAGCCGCCCCCTCCCTGGCACCTTTGCAAGGTGATCACATATTCGGCGATGTAATTGGCGCAATTAACACAGCTTTCCAGGAAATCTTTGGAGGTGGTGCTCTTGTGGCTCATCGGATCGCGTCTTATGACTCCACGCTCGCCATGGTGTGGAACGGTCTGGCGGGCGTTAACCTGGGGCACGGCGCCGCTCCGCCGTTGACCCAGCGCACGGGAGTTGCCGAACCAGACGAACATTCCTATATGTTTGGAGGATACTCAAGCCGCCTGCAATGGCAGCTATGCGAGATTGTTAGCACCGGATTTAATGCAGGAGGAGAGGATAGATATATTGGAGGCGGCACAGCCGCCTGGAAAAGATCTGTACTAGCAAGCTTCGATGACTTGATGAACAACCTTGTCGACAGTACGGCAATCGCCTTTTATATCGCGACACCGACTGTAATTCGCAATGCAAGTGCCGCTACGCGTCATACACCAATGTCGCTGGCAAACGCCTTGACATATGCCAACACTCACGCGGGTCCTGGTAAAGCTACCGTATCAGCGGTATTAGCCTCCTATGGATCTTTACGTAATACATTGGATGGCATTCTGTCTCGTCTTAGTGGTCCAACTAAAAGGTGGGATGTTGGACAAAGCAAATTTTTATCACTATGAACTGAGCTTGTCTGTTGTTATTTAAGCGCAACTTATCTACGGTTCGGGTGCTAGTTCAGACTCACTAGTGCCCCCGTAATCGAGACAGCACCACCTCCAGAGATCGTCACGCCACCGTTTGCGGTAAGGGTCGCCGCCGATGACGTATTGACCGTAACATTGCCTTGAGACTGAATAGACAGATTGCCCGTCGAATTGATCGTCGTTGTACCCGATACGTTTAGAGTTGCATTGCCAGTCGTCGTAGTCGTTAAATTTCCTCTGTGCATCAGGGTCACATTACCTTGCGGGTCGATATCGACGGTGGCAACGATGCTACCGGCATTAGCGACGGCAAGATGCGCATGCACCGCCGAGCCGGTGTTGTTCGCAATCTTCCATTGCCGGTCATAGTCCTGCCCGGTCAGATCCTCGTGCGCAGGCGACGCGCCAATACGGAAATAGCTGCCGCTCGGATGATAGGTCTCCATATCGCCGCTGGCATTGATGGTGGAATAGACATCGCTGGCGTGCCGTTCCACCTTAAAATTCTTGCGCTGGAACGTCATTTGCCCCACCTGCGGGAACAGAAACCCGGTGCAGATTGGCACGCCTTGCACGAACATGATGATGCCGCGCACCAGTCGCTCGACCGGTTGCGTGATGTCCCAACGCGTGTCGCCAGCAGGAGCAC